GTTACGGTGCTGACATTATACCAACTACTAGACCGTTTTGTAAAAAGATGGTAGAGTTAAGTAGAACACGTTTTTGGACTATTGAAGACATTAATCGTATTAGTCAACAGTTTGGTATGGATGTATGGAGATATAGAGGTGGGTGGTATCATAACCCACGTACTGAGAAAAACGAGCCTTCTTGTCGCCACTATTGGAAACAAAATGTAATATTTAGATAACTATGGCAAACCCACTTATAACAGTTGCACAGATTAAAAACAAATCGTTAATCAATGGTAACGCAGATGCGCAAAAGTTAGGTATAATGATTGAAAGGTCACAAGATTTATACCTTCGTGAAATATTAGGCAAACCATTCTTTGATTATTTGTTAGCTGCGACTACCTATACTACACCAGAACAAACATTGATTGATGAATATATCTTTAAATTCTTAATGGTACGCACTGAAATAGAAGCGTGTGTACATTTTAATTGGGATATTAGAAATAAGAGCGTAGGTGCAAGTAATGACCAATACGCACAAGCTGGTGATTGGGACTCAATAGACAAATTAAAGAATGATTTAAACAAACAAGCATATCTTTACAGAAATATGTTAGTAGTTTATCTTAATGATAACCTTACTTCATTCCCATTGTATGAGCAAGTATGTGACGCACTTCAGGAACAAACATCATTCAGTCAAAATATTACATTTTCAATAGCACGTCAATGAAAAACACGTATAAACTACACCAAAAAATTAAAGTTGCGTTAATTAAATTAAAGAAAGAGCAAGATGGAAAAAAGCCTAAAGCAGATAATATACGAAACCAGCGTACTAACTGATGCACACGTTCAGTTAAGGTCATTTTATTACGGTGATTTATTGGATATTATAAAGATAGGTGCAATAGATTACGCTACTTGTTTTTTATCAATAAATAGTGCTTCCAATAATGCTAACTTTGAAACATTTAATTTAGAATTATTTGTATTCGATATATTAGCCTCAGACGATAGCAATAGAACTGATATAGAAAACACTACCAAAAGGATATTAAACGACCTTATAACGGTTATTAGATACTCTACGAGGTGGAATAACTTTAGCGAAGTACTGTCAGATGTAAGTGAGTTGAAATATTACGATAAATTACAAGATAGGTTGAGCGGTTGGGGTTGTACGATTCAATTAAAAGTTTATTCAAATGATTGTTTGGTAGGTTTGCCTATTGACGATTATGACTTTGATATGGCTGGCAATTTTGAAACAACGGTTTTAGCCATTGTTAGGAATACTGATAACGATATACTAGCTACTAAATTAGTAAGTGATAGTGATGATACTATAATTGTGCCTAATATTACGGTAACTGATAGTGATGGTACTGAAATAGATTATCCAAGTGGTGTTAACTTTACTTGTTCGCCTGGCGGTGGTAGTGGTGATGTTCGATTAAATAAAACGATTATAGGTACATATACCGCTCCTAATTTATTTCAAGCATATGTAACATTGGATGGTAATGCAAGCGGAACGTGGAATAGTGGAACAAATACTTGGGAAGTAGTGACTGATCCTTGCGAAGATGTTACTTATGAAATAGTAGATATAGATGAAAATATTTTATATTCGGGGTCGATTGCAAGCGGTGGTAATTTAGACCAAAAAATCCAAAATTCAACGGTAACAATTACAGATGACGATGCAAATACTTTGTACACCGTTTCAACACTTGCAGAGGGTAGTAATACACAAGTAATACAAGATTCAGAAGCGGTTTTAAAAAATACCCTTAACACAATATTAAGTACTACTTCAATCAATGCAGAAGCGAGTGAAGATATCATTGCACCCGATGCTATATTTAGCATAAACGGTACACAAGTAGCTAGTATTCCAAGCGGTGATAGTGATTCTATACAAGTTAGAAAAGAGTCAGGAAGTGACCAGATAGGTAGTTTACAAGGGCAACATTGGAGAATTGATGATAGTGTAATTACCTTAAAAGACAGTTCAAATAATACGCTATCAACTACTAATGTTCCTGCAACTGAAAGCCAAAACATTATTGCACCCGATTCAACAGTAGATAATTCAGATGCTTCATATACTGATATAGTTGTAAGTGGTGGTTCTTTAGTTTTGCCCGATATTACGGTTACTGATTCAGATGGAAGTACATACACGCAGCCGAGTGTTACTAACGTAACTTGTACACTTAGTGCAGATGCAACGTATGACCTTGAGGATACTTTAGGTAACCCATTATCAAGTGGTTCAATTCCAAGCGGATCAAACGATGTAATTATAGCACCCGATGCAACGGTAGAAAATAGTAATACTTCATATTTAGACACTATTGTAAGCGGTGGCACGTTAATATTACCCGATACTGATATTGAGGTAAATAGTATATTTGAGGGTACGGTTCCAAGTGCTGCAACTGTCGGCATTCAATTAACCGATGGAGTGAATCCTGTAACACCTACTTCCGTTGTGGTAAGTGGTTATACCGTAACTATTGAAGTGCCAAGCGGTGGTGCTGCTCCCGTTGGTGCTAAGTTAATGAAAACGGGTCAAACAACTTCTTATAGAACGGGTGACGATGGTAATTTAGGTATAGGAAGAGCAACTAACTTTTTTACGTTAGCAAGTAATAACCCTTTTGGTAATACCAATAGATTTACTGATGAATTAGGTACACAGTTATATTTGACTGATATAGTGATTGATTGGAGTACTTATGATGGTAGTACTGTATTAGGTTATTACAGAGTAAGAAATGGTGTAAATGTACTCTGGAATCAAGCGATAGACGATTCTTTATTAGTAAGTATAGGAATATTCACAACGGGGTGGAGGTTACCTAATATTTATGAATTGCAAAATATATGTAATTTTTCAGTGCCAACATCATTAAATTATGCTCCTTTTACTTTAGGATTAAGTGGAAGTATTGGGATTTGGTGTTCAACTACTAACCCAGCATCAGCAGGTCAATCGTATAGATTGGCAAATCAAAATGTTTTAGGCGCAGCTAATAAAACGGGCGGTGCTAATTATATACCTTGCAGAAATTTCACAGTAACAGGAATAATTTTAACTTAAAAAATAAAACAATATGACTTATAAATTTGAACAATTCAAAGTAACAATAACAGACCCTAAGATTGCAATAAATTTGAACACAATTCAAGACAAAGCAATAGATAAGTTGCTGAGCGTAGATATTACATTAATAACCGATAGTGCAACCTTTGGAGTGACCGCAACTGATATGCCTTATTCTTCAACTTGGGATGATGACGATATTCCACCAATGGTTAATGAGTGGTTAAAACAATTTCAAGTATTATGAGCAATGAAGTAGAGGCTGCGGCTGATTCAATAGGTTTGTCAACTGCTTTAATGAGCGTAATGATGTTTGTTTCAGACCGATTAGACGTGGTTAATATTAATCAATGGCTTATTACAGTCACTTCAATAGGCGGTATAGTTTGGATAGCTTATAAAATTCGTGGTCAATACTTAGATAATAAATTAAAGCAACGTGAACTGGATAAAGATAATTGATTTTGTAAAAGGTACATTTTTAGAGAATGGTAAACCATCTTCTAAGCGTGCTACTTTATTTGCAGTGGTCATTATGTTGGCTATTGTTGTAATAAGCTACACAGACGTTTCTAATAGCGTTGAAATGGCATTAGTGTTATCGGGTTTGATTGGTTCGTTGGTAGGTATTACCGTTTACGGGGTTGTAAAGTCCAATAAGGATACTGATAAGGTATAAAGATAATCTTATAACCTTAATTTATACCATTTGTAATATAAAAAATTAAATTATGCCTAATTGGAAATGTACGATTAAAGATGAAGTAGCATTAATATTAGGTTTAAAGCTAAATCCATCAAAGCAATATCGTCTTACTGAATCACAAAAACAAGAACTAAAAGAAATACGTTATAATTGGGTTAATAATGTTGAAAGCGCTACTAAAATTGACAAGTCAGATATTAAACATGGATGGCGAAAGGTAGATGGTCATTCAGTATTTTGGAAAAATCCTTTATTTAAAGAGGAACATAAAGACGATTTTACAAAAGCATTGGTTGCCTCACTTGTTGAACACGCACCAAAATATCCTACCATTGAAAGAGTTTATCAAAGTGAAGGTCATTTGTTAGTGATAGACATTGCTGATTTACACATTAATAAGTACGCAACCGCAGAATTAACGGGTGCAGAATATAACAGTGAATTAGCAGTTGAAAGGGCAATATCAGGCACTAAAGGATTATTACAAAAATCAAGTGGTTTCAACATTGATAAAATAGTATTTGTAATTGGTAACGATGTGTTGAATACAGATAACTTAAAACAATCCACTACAAAAGAAACTCCACAAGATACAGATGTAAGTTGGTATGAAGCGTTTATAATAGCAAAGAAATGTTATGTTGAATGTATTGAATTATGCTTATCGGTAGCAGATGTAGATGTAATTCACTGCCCATCGAATCACGATTTTATGAGTGGTTGCTTTTTAGCTGAGGTTATTTATACACATTTTAGAAACTGCGAAAATATTACTTTTGATGTAAGCCCAGCTTATAGAAAATATTACCGTTATTTTAATAATATGATTTCACTTGAACATGGCGACAAAGGTAAGGTAATGGATTTGCCATTGGTTTATGCTCAATCAAATCCTAAGTTATGGTATGAAACTAAATTTAGATACGGTTATCTTCACCACGTACACCATCAAGATAAAAAACAATTTCAATCAAGTAAAGATTATATCGGTGTGAATATTACGTATCTTCGTAGTCCGAGTTCTGCTGATATTTGGCACGCTAATAATTGCTTTTTAAATATGGTTGCGGTTGAGGGGTTTATTCATTCAAAGGAACATGGTAGAGTGAGTCATTTAACACATTATTTTTAACCTCCAATGTTTTCATCAAGTAAACCAAACTGATCAAGTAATTCAATGACCGCTTTTTTATAAGGCTCATATTCATAATCGATGTGTTTAAATTGCCTCCATAAGTTATTCTTTAACTCAAAGATAAAACAAGCCATATCACTAGCTTTTAATATAGTTTTAGCTTCGTTTTCATCTTCTGTTTCAAAAGTTATTTTCATATTACCAAATATATTTAATAAAAGCCCTTACACCAATAACAACAACTAATAGAATTACAAGCCATTTAAGATACTTTTCCCATTCGTGGGTAGTGATAACCTTATCGACTATAAAAGAGCGTTCATAGACTATCCTATTTTCTTTACATTCAACTTCGTGATGTATTTCATTGGTAACGGTATCGTAAAAATATTGAAGTCTTACTCTTTCGTTGTTTATTACTTCAACTTTTGTATTGGTTAGGAATTTAGTAATAGTATCGTACCGGACACCCTCGACAATAATAGTATCGTGAATGTGTACCGTATCTTTTTGTACTAAGTGAGGGTGATTCTTTACAATTCTATTCAATCTCTTTTGTGGTGAGCAACCAACAGATGCCAAAATTGAAAGTATTAACAATGTAATGGTAATTAATAACGTTCTTTTTGGTTTCATATAATGTGTATTAATTGCCCTTGTTTATTGTAGATTAAAATTATTCCAAAATGAATATCTAACTGCCTAACCTCTTCATTGTAACCTAAAAATAGGAATGCGTTTCGATTTTTCAAATAGTATTCCTTTGTGGCTTTCATTACTACAACTGAAAGTGAGGCATATCTACAAAAGATTTGAAATCACCGCCCCAAGTAAGGTTAATATTAAATTCCTCTTTAGCTACTTTCTGAATGTGGCGAGCCGTTACCGTTAATAATTTCTTATCCCAAGATGCTTTACCGTTTGGCAATAGAATGAAAATATCAAAAGCATTACCGCTTTGATGTACTGACTTATTCTTTACACCATCAGTATTGGTCACTTTCTTTTTACTCAAATCGGTACGACCATAAGAATATAATTCCTGTTGACGTTCAGTTGTACGCACACCGCCATCTCTAGGTATTTCAAAACGATGTGGTGATGTTTTATGTGCTGAAATAAGTATATCTATTAAAATTGGATTTACTCCTTTTAAACGCTCTATTGAAGATGTATTCATAATCTCTAAATTTAATTTAAAAACACCGCCCGAACAAATCAATGACGAACGGTGTTAGTGTTTATGAAAAGTGACTACAAAGTAAAACAAAATATTTCACATATCCAATACCGTACATCATTTTAATTTACCGTTTGTGTATAATATGTTAAACGTGTTGTTTAGAAAGTTAATTTTGAAGTCAAATATTAAAATTAGAATTATGTTAAAAGCAAATGAAATCCGATTGGGTAATAAAGTTTATTACAATACGGGTGAGGCAATAGAAATAGATACTATTGATTATTTAGATATTAAAATAGCAGTAGAAGATAATGATGCGTTTAACTTAAGTCGTAAACCAATACCAATCACTGAAGATATACTTTTGAAAATAGGATTTACTAAAGAATATGATTATAGGTTTTTTAAATATTTTAATTATGGCACAAGAGAAGATTGGGATAAGATTTATTGTGATACTCAAAATATTGATTTAGAACAATGTATTGATGGTGAAATACGTAAAGTTTTTTATAACGATAATGGTTGTTTTTTACACCAACTTCAAAACCTTTACTTTTCAATTACAAATGAAGAATTAACAATTAACCTATGAAAACACCAAACGAACACTTACTACAAGCACTATTCCACGTTCAATGCGCATTAAGTCACATTGATAAGGTACATTCTCAAACCATACCCAGCGAGTTCACATTATCACTTCAAAAGAAGTTACGCAACTTTGACAACTACGCAACAAGGCAAATGAAAATAATGGCTAAGTTATACGAAATTGATGCAGAAGCAATGCTTATCTTTGAAGATGCTTTTAATACTAAGGTTGATGAGGTTGTAGGTATGGATATTAAACAGTTTGTTAAAGTTGAGGAATGAAAAAGCTAATTATACTATTGTTTCCTTTGTCGATCCACTCACAAAGCCAAAACGAAATCTACAAGTACCTTAACCAAATCGGCATCAAACAAGCCGAGATAGTAATGGCTCAATGTCTTGTTGAAACAGGTCACTTGACTTCAAACATATTCAAAGAGAATAACAACCTATTTGGAATGAAACAAGCTAAGCAAAGGCGAACGACTGCATTAGGTACAAAGAATGGCCACGCATATTACAAACATTGGCACGATTCAGTTATCGATTATTTGTACTATCAGAAATACTACTACAATGGAGTTGAAGATTACTACTTATTCCTTAGTAGAATGGGTTACGCTGCGAATAAAGGGTACATCGATAAGGTTAAAATGGTGCTTTGGAAGTGGTCGAGTTGTTAGTTTGTTATTTAGAATGAATATAAATAAGCATTATTTTATAAAATAGTTTGAAAAAAGTTTGCATAATTCAAAGTGTCGCCGTACCTTTGATTCATAATTAAAAACACAAAACAAAATGGAAACTTTAACAATGAACGCAGCACAATACTTACAAAAAATAAAACTTGGTTATTTTGAACCAATTAAATGTTTAAGTGTGTCTGAAAAATTAGTAAACATTATAAATGTTAAAAATGAAAAACAACAAGCTATTATAAAACTAAATTTCTAATGACAAAACCAAAACAATCGAGAGGGGGTAAGCGCCCTTTCTCTGGTCGTAAGAAAGCCGACTACCAAACCACTACAATATCATTCAGAGTTAGAGTTGAATGGGCTGATGAAATTAAACAAATGGTTAAGGAATTTAAAGAAACAAAAACACAATGAATCCAAAAGAAAAAGCAATAGAACTTGTAGAAAAATATAAGGAATTACAAATTACAACATTAGGTTGTGGCGATGGTAATCCTTGCATTATTAAAAATACAATGATTTATAATTCAGCCAAACAATGCGCTTTAATTGCGTGTGATGAGGTATTGAATAATGAATACGGTTCGCTAAATTATGCAAGTGATATAGCTTATTGGCAACAAGTAAAAACCGAAATAAACAACTTATAAAATGAATCCACACACTTACATCGGACTGCCAACGATAGTCCAAGAGATGCACAAATTAGACGTACCAATGGATATACTTCAACTGGATATTAATATAAAAGGGAAAACATTAGATAATATTTTAGAAGTTGTTTGCCACGTTACTGAATTGAAAGCGTATCAATTAAGAAGTAATACTAGAAAAAATAATATAATGACCGCTAGACACCTTTTTTTCTATATTGCACACAAACATACCAAAAAACAAATAGAAGTTATTGGACGTCATTTAAACAGACACCACGCAACCGTATTGCACGCTTGTAATAAAATAGAAAACCAATTAATGTATAGTGATGTGAATGATTTGGTCAATAGAATTGAGGCTATTTTAAGCCAAGTAGAAAAAGTAAATTAACAAAAACAAATAAATAAAAACAAAAATGGAAACATTAGAATTAAAAGGAACGATCAAAGTAATCACAGACGCACAAGTTTATGATTCAGGATTTCAAAAACGTGAGTTCGTTATCACAACTGAGGGCGACTATCCTCAAGACATCAAATTAGAATTTGTAAAAGACAAATGTAAGCTACTTGATAGCTACGGTATAGGGCAACCTGTTACAGTTGGATTCAATGTAAGAGGCAATGAATATAACGGTAAGTATTATGTTAGCTTACAAGCGTGGAAAATAAGCGGTGAGGGATTGCCGAAGTCAGATGAAGCGTTTTAAATAACCACATCAATAATAATTACCCACTTCATTCAGTTGAGGTGGGTTTTTTTTTGGAGTGTGTGAACAAGTGTGAACAAGTGTGAACAAGTGTGAACAAGTGTGAAATGATTATAACATAACTAACTGATTACTAATAAAAATGTGTGAAATGCACGCGATTGCACACTATAAAATATTTTAATTTTAATTTTAATTTTTTTTAAAATACGGTTTTTGTGAAATTTCACACTCATTTCACACTTTTTTGCTGATGTTCAATAAGTTACACCGTTTTTCATTTCACACTCATTTCACACTCATTTCACACGGACTTCTCACGGTAAAATATTTTTATTACTTTGTGTTGTATATTAAAATTATTTATATCTTTGTATTCGTAACGGTCAATTACAAAATAAGAAATTTTATTAAAGCCTTTTACTTAGAAGCTGTTTGACCGTGGCAACTTTGTAAAGGGCTTTTTTATTAAAATAAATTAAATATGGAAATATTTAGAACAGATGGCGGAGGGAAGTCCGAAACAGATGAAAGGTTATCAAAAGTATTAGTGCAGTTTTGCAAATTAGAACCTAAAAAGTTAACTCAAATTAAAAGAATTAGAGACCACAAAGGAACTTTAATGATTGATTTAGTAGATAGAAGCGAGGTTGATTTGTTTTATCATTTATTTTCTTACTTATGGTATAAGCAATGTGAGTATTTAGTTTCTATTTACGTTGATGGGATTTGTTTAATGGGATTTGATGAAGGAGGGCATTATGGAAGATAAAAAACTAGAGCAAGCATTAAAGATGCTTCAAAATGATTATTCAATTATTACAGTTGGAGAATCAAAAGTGCCTAATTTTAGATGGGCTGAACAACAAACAAAGAAACTAAGTAGAGAAAAATTAATCGAATACTACAATTATAAAGGTGGTATATTTAAAAAAGATGAAACTGAAATACCTGCTACAACCGCTCTTGGTTATTGCACTGGTTTTAATGATATTGAAGTAGTCGATATTGATTTAAAAGTTTTACCAACTCTAAAAGCTCAAACAGATTTTTGGGATGAATACCTTAGTTTTTTAAAAGATAACATTGCAGACTTTGATGATAAATTTGTAATTTATAAAACCGTTAATAATGGTTATCATATAATTTATAAATGTAAAAGCCTTGAGGGTAATGTTAAAGTAGCAAGGCTAAAAGGAATGAAAGAGGCAATAATTGAAACCAAAGGAAAGGGAGGTTATTGTTTTATGTATGATAAAAAAATTAGTAAAAGAAGTTATTACGAACTGCAAGAAATATCAGAAAAAGACCGAGATGTTTTAATGCAGTGTTCAAAGTTTTACGACTACAAAGAACCTACAATAATTCACGAGCCTACAAAAAAAGAAGCAAAGGAATTTCACGAAGTAGAATTAAAACCTTGGGTAGATTATAACGAAAAAGAAAACGTAATGGATTTGATTTCAGATGAATTTACAATAGTAAGGAATTTGAATGATAAGTACATTATAAAAAGAAATGGGGCAACTTCTCCACATAGTGGATATGTTTACAAAAACAGTAATTGTATGTTTCTTTTTACAACTGGAACTCAATATCCAAACGAAGTATTATTAACACCATTTGCAGTTTATACTATAAAATACCACCAAGGTAATTTTAATGAATCAGCTAAGGATATTTATAAAAAAGGTTTTGGATCGAGATACGTTAAAAAAGTTGATATTGAACCAATAGAGTTAAAAGATAAAAACTTTAACACTGAATTTCCTTTGGATATTTTTCCAGTAACAATAAGGCACTATTTACAAGAATGTAATAGAACCTTGGATAGTTCAGTAGATTACATGGGTTGCTCAATGATTTGGCTTTTTTCAGTAATGATTGGAAACTCTATTCATATTGAAGTTAAAAAAGGATGGACTGAGACTGCCACCGTTTGGATTTCGATAGTTGGTAAAGCTGGTTTAGGTAAAACACCAAGTATTGACAATGTAATAAGACCTTTAATAAAAGCTAATAACCGAGAAATTACAAAGTACATTAAAGAAAATAAAAAATACATTGCTTATCAAAAAATGAGTAAAGACCAAAAGGAACATTCAGAGGAAATAAAAGAACCTAAAAAAACTCAATTTATAGCGAATGATATTACACTTGAAGCATTAGTTGAATTGCACGAACAAAACAAAAATAGTATTGGAGTATTTAAAGATGAACTTGCTGGATGGTTAAAGGATATGAACAAATATCGTGCTGGTTCTGATTTGGAGTTTTGGTTATCAACTTGGAGCGGTAAAAGTGTATCATTGAATCGTAAAACTTCAACAAGTAGTTTTGTATCAAAACCTTTTATAAGTGTGTTAGGCGGTATTCAACCGAGCATTTTAAGTTCTTTTTATACTGATGAAAATAAAGATAATGGATTTATAGATAGAATGCTTTTATCATTTCCTGAATTAGAAATTGAAACATACAACGAAAATCAAATAGCAGAAGATTTATTAAATTGGTATAACGATAATATAATTCATTTTCACAATAGTATAATCAACACCTTTGTTAAGTACAACAATGATGATGATATTGAACCAAACATAGCTATATTTTCAGAGGATGCAAAAGTAGAATGGATAAGGATATACAATGAGATTACTCAAACTCAAAATGATGATGATGAAAATGAGTATATGAAATCGATGTTACCTAAACAAAAATCTTATATTCCAAGGTTTGCATTAATTATTAATACTATAAATGCTTATGAAGATAAAGGAGATTTAGGTGTAATATCAAAAGAAAGTATTTTAAACGCTGAAAAATTAAGCAAGTATTTTATTTCAATGGCAAAGAAAATTAAAGTTAATTCAAGCGAAGTAAATAAGATTAAAAAGGTATTAAAAAGAAATGATGAATTAACACCTAAGGAACAATTTGAAATACTTTATAAATCAAATCCTAATTTAAACAAAAAAGAAGCTGCAGAATTAATAGGAGTTTCAAGAAGACATATTTATAACTTTATAAAAGAATTAGAAAAATGAACCCACTAATTAGACAACCCTTTGCCATAACTGAAACTTACGTTTGTTCAGGGCATTTCGTAACGATACACTCAGGAAAGTACATCGTTAGTAAACGCTACAATAAGCATATTAGCATAGCGATATTCGACACACCTTTGCAAGTTCAAGTATTTTGTAATAAAGATAAATTCCAAAACTAATGAAAAAAGAATCGATAGTATATTTAGAAGACTGCATACAAGGAATGAAACGCTATGCGGATAACCATTTTGACCTTGCAATAGTTGACCCGCCTTATGGGATTGATATAAATAATCAATCGCAAGGCAAAGGAGGAGGTGTTGCAAAAAAGATTGAATACACAAAAAAAGATTGGGATAAACAAGCCCCCAATATTGATTATTTTAATGAACTTATAAGAGTATCTAAAAATCAAATCATTTGGGGTGCAAATCACTTTATTGAAAAAATACCATACAATGCAACTTGCTGGATAGTTTGGAACAAAGAGAATGGCGAAACTGATTTTGCTGATTGTGAATTAGCTTGGACATCATTTGAAACAGCAGTAAGAATATTCAAATGGAAATGGTCAGGAATGCTTCAGCAAAATATGAAAGACAAAGAACAAAGAATACATCCAACTCAAAAGCCTGTAGCATTGTATCAATGGATTTTGGATAAATACGCAAAGCAAAATGATTTGATTTTAGATACTCATTTAGGAAGTGGAAGCAGTAGAATTGCAGCGTATAAAGGCGGGTTTAACTTTGTAGGATTTGAAATAGACAAAGAATATTATGAGAAACAAGAAAAGCGTTTTAATGACTTTAAATCACAACTAACATTATTCTAATGACCAAAGAAAACAAAGCAATATTAAACGAGTTATTTAAAGCTACTCAGAGATTGAAATACCCATCATTCCCTGAACACTATCACCACGATTATAAGCACTCGGATAATTCTACTAACGCACTTACTAGATGCGTAGTTGACTTTCTAAACTACTCAGGGCATTTTGCAGAGAGAGTATCGAATACGGGCAGATTTATAGCTGGAGTTAAGATAGATGAAGGACACGCAAAATATCAAACGAATGGTAAATATATTAAAGGAACGGGAACGAATGGAACAAGCGACATATCAGCTAAAATAAAGCTACCTAATCATAAGTTTGCAATACCAGTATCTATTGAGATTAAATTTGGAAAAGATAGACAAAGTTCAGACCAAAAGAAGTATGAACAAGATATGAATAATGTAGGGGCGGTGTATGTTATTGTAAAAACATTCGATGGCTTTATGGATTGGTATAATGAATTTATAACGAACAACTAATGAAGTTCACGCATAACAATATCTTATACACAGTCAGATCCTTAAATGGCTTTCCAATACACAACGATACTAAATTTGTTTTGGTAGTTGGTAATGATGGAAGTAAACGAATATCGGAGTATTTAAAGGTCAAGCCTTTTATATTTGATATTTACCGCTTGTGTAATATGTAATACTGTATATTAGTATTAATAGTAATTTTAGGTATAATTAAAAACATAAAAACAATGAACAACGCAACATTTTACATTTGGAACACCAAAACTGATGAATCATTTGATACTAACGAAAATAGATTTTACGGTGCAAATTGGGAAGTACAATTAGAAGAAAAAAGTTATTTAGAAAGCGTAATAGCTAATGACCCTGAAAGATTTATTAATTGCAAAATAGTAAATATAACATTATAATGAAAACAACAATTTACACAAAGTTACATCAAGCTAAACAAGAGATTGGCAAAGTAGCAAAGAACTCAAAGAACCCACATTTTAAAAACACGTATGCAGACTTGAACTCACTAATTGATGCAGTTGAACCGATACTACTTGAAAAGAATATGTTACTTTTACAACCCTTGCAAGGTGGCAAAGTTATTACAATGATTTTTGATGTTGAAAGTGGCGAATCAATCCAAAGTGATATAGACCTGCCACAAATAACAGACCCCCAAAAGTTAGGTTCGGCAATAACCTATTTTAGACGTTACACTTTACAAAGCCTTTTAAGTTTACAAGCAGTTGACGATGATGGTCATTTGGCATCACAACCAACAAAAGCACCTACAATGCTTCCATTCACTAAAACGGTAGCTGACATTCACATTCCACTTAAAACGTCATTAGACTTGCTTAAAAAGTCTTATTCATTCACTCCAGAACAAGAAGATAAATATTTAAACTCGATTAAGTAATGGGAATGAGTACTAAAGATTTCTTTATTCATCTTAGAGATGGCGAAGAATATTATAGTTGTATGATGCACCCCGATACTTACCATTCGATACCAGCGCATTTAAAAGAATCGATAGTGTTAAATGAGGTGCGCCAAAAGAATGATAATTTTGTGAATGATGAATTACACAAAGGATTGATAAAAGACGTTAAAAAAGCACGTGAAAGACTTTTAGAGTATGAACATAAGGTAAACCACTCATAAAGTTATAATACCGCTTATGTAAAACTATGTAAGCGGTATTTATTTAAAACCTACTTTTGATAAAAAAATAAACGATATGGAATTAAAACAACAAATATTAGCATTAATCTCAAACGAGGATTTGACTAATGAATTAGCGACACGTAGAGAAAATAACACTATTGACATTGATTACCTTTGTCAAGTAGTTAACTGCTCACAAATTGAATATCTTGAGGCTTGTTTGGAGGGTATGGATACAGACCAACTAAAAGCCTTTGAGAAAACATTCGAGAAGATTTATGAACGTCAAGCGAAACGTGAAGAATCACAACAAGAAGAAATGACTAACTACCGTAACACATTGAACTCACTATGATACTAAACCCTATAAAAATAGCTGAAACCATTATCGAAAATGGTCAGCTGGAGAAAGTCCTTGTTAAGCAAGGTGTGTACGATTGTTGTGTAATTCATATAAATAAACAAATGATTAGCTTTCGTTACGACTACTCACTTAACCCCCGAATAGAATCTGCAATGGTTTGGATAAATGGCGATGACTTAAACATTACAGTTGAGGAAAATATAATGATTAGGCATTTGTTGATTAGCAAGTTTGATAGCAAGGCGTGGTCATTAATACAACCGATTGAAAGGATCGAAACTAAAAAACAAAGATGAAAACCCTAATACAAACATACATCCACCGATTCAAAGAGTTGTTTAGTGGGGATATAATTAAAACTAATCTACTATGAAACTAAAAGCAACATACTACCACCTAAATTCAACCGATGGTAGGTTACACAAAGAACTATCTTACCTTATATCTTTACACGAAAATAAGATGAATAAGGGTAAGATTAAAAATAGACTTGATGACTTAGAAAATAAGGTTAAAGAAATGAGTCACGCTTTATCAATGATGTATAATAGTATTGAATCAACGGAACAACTTTTTAACTCCGATACAATAACTAATTAATTTTTTTAATACCTTTGTGAAATGGATGTAAAGAAACTACTATCTATTTGCAAAGGTATTGACCGTTTTAATGCTCAGGACTTAATGCAAGATACATTCATTAGATTAAACAACCGATACCCTATCAATGATGACTATTACAAAATCTTTTACACAACCGCAAAGAATATATTTTTAGATAGCAAACGTAAAAAGACACCTCACACCACTACGATTGACCTAATCGATATTCAAGATACTGAAAGCTATAACCCATCAATTTATAAAAAAGCCCTAGATAATTTCTTAATTAAAAATAATAGTACTATATTTGCCGATGTAATTGAATTGTACTTAATTTGTCCTAACATTACTGAAATTTCTAGGCAAACAAATATAAGTAGAATAATTTTACATAAAATAATCGAAACATCAAAAAATGAAATTGGATTGGAATATATTAGAATTGCAAGTAATATCAATAGCGATAACGATACTACTATATGAAGTACTACAATATGGCTTGTACATCAAGAAATGGTTAAAGAAACCGTTACATATTAACATCAAACCTATTGATTGTGGATTCTGTACTTCATTTTGGATTGGAACGATTATATCACTAATTACGTTTAACCCTATGTTATTTATTACTAACTTTATAATATCAATTTACTATGGCAAAAATACAAAATAAACTATCAAAAGAAACACTAGATATAGTTACACCGCTTGTACCTAAACTTCTTAAAGAAACAGTCGGAGATGTATTCACAAAGGATGAAATACACATCTTAGAAATAATGTTTTTTGAAATGACTAGCAGACCTGCTGGCAAAGGTTGTGGTCGAATGTGTGCAGCTACATTAGTACTTTGCCAAAACTACTTTAAAATACACCCTATTGAATCAGTTGAGGCAGATGTAATGAAAGTAGAGATTGAAGATTATTCAAGATTCACTTTTAGAGAATTGAAGTCAATGTTTCCTTACATCAAAGAAAATTCAAAAACTAAATTTATTAAACAAATAAACGAGTTATAATGAGCACAACACCAGAACAACCTAAACAATCAAGTGTAGTATTAGGATTAATATCATTTGGAGTTGCTATCTATTTATTGTATTTGGCTGCAAGTGTATTGATGTAATGAAACGTACTTGGATGTTTTATGTTAATGGTAAAAAGCATTGGTTTACTTGCTATAAAGTTTATTATGCTTATCGTTGGTATATTGCTGAACAAATAGATTTAAGAAGTAGTACAACACCAGTTAAAACACAATGGGGATCTAAAATAGAATTAACTAATTACGCTAAAGATTATGAACCCAACTAGAATATTGAAATGGCTTTAGGAATAATAAACAATTAGTTATGCAGTCAAAAAAGATTAAAATATCGGAAATAAAACTTAACCCAAACAACCCTCGTTTAATTAAAGATGATAAGTTTGAGAAGTTAGTAAAGTCTATTAAAGATTTTCCTGAGATGTTAGATATTAGACCTATCGTTGTCAATAGTGATATGGTTATACTTGGTGGGAATATGCGATTTAAAGCGTGTAAAGAAGCTGGACTTAAAGAAGTACCGATAATAGTTGCTGATAACCTTACAGAGGAACAACAAAGGGAGTTTTTAATTAAAGATAATGTAAGTGGTGGTGAGTGGGATTGGGCTTTATTAAACGAATGGGATTCGGAGCAGTTGGAAGATTGGGGGGTGGATGTTCCAGAATTAAAAGCTATTGACGGAGCTGAAGAGGGTGACGAAATAAAAATACCTAAATCGCTTCAAGTTATACCAAAAAAAGAATATATTTTAATTATGGCTGACGAAGATAGTGATGAATGGATTGAATTACAACAAATATTTCAATGTGGTCTAGTTAGAAATGGAGGTGCTAAAATTGGAGGCACTGCAGACCATAAAAGCACAGAAAGAGTTTTTGATTTAAAAACATTTAAAGAAAGGGTGTTAAATGAATTTTCAGATAGCAATACCAAGTAAAGGAAGGGCTGGATTAATTACTTCGCATGAAATATTTAAAAGCGCAGTTATTTACGTTCCTGAAAACGAAGTAAAACAATATTCTATTTACAAAAACAAAATAGTTGGAGTACCTATTGATGTAAAGGGTATAACAGCAACGAGAAATTGGATATTAAAAAACAACGATTGCAATATTTTCTTTTTAGATGATGATTTTTTAGTAGGTGGATATTATGAAAAAACAGATGAAAAATATAAGGTAAAAAGAATTAAAGATGAAAGTATTTACATTGGAGAGTTACAAAAATTATTTGAAGTTTCTGAACAATGTAATTCTAAAATATTTGGACTTTTTACAGTTCAAAACGCAATGAGTAATTATTCTTACAACCCTTTTTTATTTAACGGAGTTTGCTTAGGTAGTTGTATGGGAATTATAAACGATGGTTCTTATTATTTTGATGAAACTTTTGAAGTTAAAGAAGATTATGAATTAACTTTAAGGCACTTTACAGAAAGAGGCATAACTGTACGTTCAAATATTATTTTTATGCAACACGAACACACACAATTAAGAGGAGGTTGTAGGGATAGTAATAGAATTGCAAAAGAAAAAACAGCAGTAAAAAAATTAATTACAATGTACCCAGGAATGATAAAACAAGCAAAACATAGGGGGACAAGTTTTGCGATACAATTAAACTTGTAAAAACAGAGATTAAACAGTGAATAAAGACCCGAACATAGAAAACCTTGAGCCTTTCAAAAAAGGTCAATCAGGAAACCCAAACGGGCGACCTAAGAAGATTGAAACCGTTTTATCTGATTACTTTTTTTCTGAGCATAACTTAAAGCTAAGCAAAGGTCAAACACAAGATATTATTCAAGTTATTTTAGGTAAGACTAAGAAAGAATTAATGGAGTTAGCTTCTAATGATGATTTACCTTTTTGGGTAGCTTTGATTGCAAAGAAAGCTAAAAGAGATTTTGAAAAAGGTAGCCTTCATATTTTGGATGTGTTATTTGATAGGGTGTATGGAAAACCAAAAGAAGAGATAGACCAAAATATAATTCAAACAAATATATCAATCCTTAATATAGACCCGTTAGATGATTCAGCAGACAACCGCATTAAGGAAGATAGCAGCACTAAAGAAACCGATTAAAGTTATACAAGGGGGTCAAGGTGCATCAAAAACTTTTTCAATCTTAATACTACTTATTCAACACGCTGCATCTAAACCAAACAAAGAGATTTTAATACTTAGTGCTGAATTAACAAAGATGAGGTTAACGGTAATAAAGGACTTTGTTAAGATAATGCAGACTTCGGGTATCTATCAAGATAGTAGATTCATTGCAGGTACCCTATATCGATTTCCAAATGGATCATTTATTAAGTTTATCGGTTTAGATAAATCAGACGTTGGTAAAGGGTTGCGCTCCGATGTTGCATACTTCAATGAGGTTAATAAGATTGATTCAGAAACTTATAGACAAGTAGCAAGTAGGGCAGGAAAAGTATTTGCCGATTATAACCCCGATGCTGAGTTCTTTATTCATACTGAGGTATTAGGTAGAAACGATGTTGACTATTTAGAATTGACTTTTAGAGATAATGAATTGCTTTCTGATAGGGAACGGTCAGAGATACTTCGCTACAAAGAATTAGGATACAACGGTAACGAAATTATAAATAAGTACTGGGCTAATAAATGGCGAGTATATGGCTTAGGTTTAGTCGGTTCAATCGATGGAGTTGTATTTGAGAATTGGTCAATCATTGATACGTTACCAAAAGAAGCACGTTTGTTATTTGGTGGCATTGATTTTGGTTTTGCTACTTCTAAATTTGCAGCGGTTAATGTGTATCAATACAATGGTGAGTACATATTAGAAGAATTAGTTTATGCCACTAACTTGACCAATCAAGATGCAGCCAGGTTAATGATTGAACGAGGTTACAAAGGTTCGTTAATGTATTGTGATAGTGCTGAGCCTAAATCAATAGAAGAACTAAGGAGAGCAAACATTAATGCGGTTGCGTGTGATTCCAAACAAGACATTAAAAAGTTTGCTATACAAAAATTAAATACAAAAAACTTCAATGTTTTAAAAAATAGTAGTAATTTGGTCAACGAATTACGATACTACGTTTGGGATGACAAAAGTGGCAAACCTAAAAAGTCAGACCTTGACCACTTAATTGATGGTTTATTATATGCCATTGGTAGTGATGGTAAGTATTCAGGTAATTATTTATAAAATGAAAGTAACAGTAATTATTCCATTCAACAAAGATAGGGGCTATTTAAAGCACGCTATTGATAGTGTAATGAATCAAACGTATAAGAATATAGAGTTGATACTTTGCAAGTCTAAAGATGGTGTATCAAAGAATATCAATAAAGGATTTGAATATGCGACTGGTGATGTTGTTGGTTACTTTGCTGAGGATGACTTACTTTGTCCTAAAACTATTGAACACGTGGTTAATGGAATTGGTGATTATGATTTTATTCACGGTAAGGCTATTAGATTTGACAAAGAAACGAATACTATTTATAAGCCATTGTTAAAATATCCAACCGTTAAAGATTTGATTAAACATAATTATATTCACGGTGGAACTTGTTGGTATAAGTCACACGTAATTAAAGAGAATAAATTTGATGAGAGCCTTTGGACCGCTGAGGAATATGAATATCATTTAAGGTTATTAAGCAAAGGTTATGAAATAGGTTTTATTGATGAGGTTATATTTAAGTATAGACTTCACCAAAACCAAAAGTCAATAGGTAACTTAGATAAATACTACCAACAAAAAAGGAATAATGTAAAACAATTAATTAAAAATAAATATGTGGTTAAAAATTATTAGAATAGTATTATATTTGTACGTTGGAATATTAGCAATGCCAAAAATTCCAAAACAAAAGTTAAAAGATATTACTATATCATCAAAAATAGTAGGCTATGCTTTAATGCTTATGATTAATTTAACGGTGTGGTATTTTACAATTAAATTCATTCTATGGGTGTTTTAACTTCAATAAATATAGCTACATATCCAGCACGTTTTAGTAACTTAATGGCTACACTTGAATCTTTAAAAGGTCAAGCGGATGTTATTCGTATTTGTTTGAATGAGTATAAGAGTATTCCTGAATCACTAAAAGAATATGATTGCTTTATTCCAAACGAAAACCTAACCGATAATGGTAAATTTGTATTCCTACCTACAAAGCAACGTGAGTACTATTTTAGTTGTGATGACGATATTACATACCCACCTAACTATGTAGCACACACAGTATCATTAATCAATAAGTATAAATGTATAGTTACCTATCATGGTAGGTTATTACAAGGCTTAGATTTAGACTATTATCGAGGGCATAAGTTTTGGCATTGTAATAAAGAAACTACTAACCACGTTTTAATAGATGTAGCAGGTACTGGAGTGACCGCTTTCGATACTAATTACTTTAACGACTATCCAACACACAATCAATACCAAAAAATGAGTGATGTAGTTTTTAGTCACGCAGCTAAGCATCACAAAATAATGTGTGCAAAGAAAGTCGATGGCTGGATAAAACCGCAAGTAGTAAGTGAATCAATTTACCAATCAGAAAGTAGAACAAACCAAACTAATCAAATACAATTATCAAATGAAATATACAGAAGCAAGGGTCGATTTTCTTAATACTTTTAAAGCTATTGACTACCATAAGATTGAATCATTCAATAGAGGTGATTACTTCAAAGACAATGAAGCACCTACTAATAGTGAAGTGCTAAATTTCATTGCAGACTTCACAAATGTGGATTCAGATATTCTTTGGACTCAATCGGTTGCAACTATCAAAACATTATACACAAAGTTAATGGAACAGTTTGCTGAATATAAACCAAGTGAGCCACCAAAAGAATTGAAGATTAACGGTACAACGTACACTTTTAGAACGGAGTATTTGAAAATGAGTGTTGGTTGGTGGGAACATATTAAGATGCTTACAGAACAAGATGCAAACCCAATAGATAAGTTAGGTTTACTTTACATTGAAAAAGGTTTTGGATATGCTGAAATGGATAAGAATAAAAATATCATTAACCCTACCGATGTAAGGACAAAACTAATAGCCGAACATTTAACATTGAAACAGTTTATTGATGTTCACCAGTTTTTTTTTACCATATTAGAAATGTACAAAAACTTATCAGAGGAGGAAAAGAAACTATTGAGGAAGAAAGTGAGCCGATTGAAGTTGAAGATGATAGTCGAGCGTATGATTTTGAATTGACCGTTGACCGATTAGCCAAACACTTCAATACAACTTGGGAGGAAGTGAGTAGTTGGAACATACTTTATTACAAGCATAAAGTAGATTATATAAACTACTTAGACAATATGGATAAAATGAAACAGAATTTATAATATTTCGTTTGTAAAGTAATGGCAAAACAAAACTTTGATATACTAGACCAGTTCGCAACCATTATGAAAAGTGAGGTTATAGAACCGCTTGAAAATAGTGTTGAGGGTGTTGTATCTAAATGGTTGCAAGGTCGAATTGATTACGCTAAACAACTATTAGCTGAGGATGGAAGGAATACAACCGCTGGTGCTTTAAGTGCATCCATTAGACAAGGACAATTTGATTTAAGTCAAGAGGGTATTGTATCGGTTACGGTATTAGCTGAGGACTATTGGCAATATATCAATTATGGTGTAAACGGTACTCAAGTGAATCACGGTAGTATGATGTCATTCACAACGAAAGCACCGCCTATATCTTCAATGCTTCAATACATAAAGGATAAAACGATTACTGAATTAGCATATACCGATAGAAAGGGGCAAAGAATAGTAAAACCATTGACAACGGACAAAGCGAGAATGGGTGCTGCTTATGTATTTGCACAAGGGGTTAAACGTAAAGGTATAAGAAAAACACCATTCATTGATAATTCATTTACAGATGAAGAAATAAACAAACTAACACAATTATTAGCTAACATATGGCAGTCACAATAGTACAACAACCGCAAAATTATAGTCAAAGTGGGCAACCGATGGTATTCACTTTTAGTAGCAACCAAACAGGGCAAGCTAATTTTAGTTATGTAGTTGAGGTTTACATAAATAGTAATTTAGTTTACACAGCTAAATTATTTCCAACAACGGGTATTTATGGATTCTTTGATTGTAGCGAAGTAGCTGAAAGATATGTTAATGTTTCACCTATTGCAACTACGTTAGTTAACGATGCTTTAAATTACAATACTATTTATTTAATCGTTCGAGAAAATTACGGTACACCTCCAACAAACCAAGCGAACGCTACGACTTCAACAAAAGATTTTTATAAAGCAAAATCAAAATACACGTTTACAAGTAGTCAATATTATGGACTTAATGAAGCTAAGTTTTTAACTTCTTTTAGTACAAAGAAACTTTATAATTTTGGAAGTCAAAGGTTGAGTTTAATTGCAAATGATGAAATACCTAATTTAAGTTTTTATTTTATAGATGCTGCAGGTGTTCAGATATTAGTTGAAAATGATACCACTGTATTAGGTAATATTCTAAACTTTTATTTTACTTATTCAAACCTGCAAGCTATTTTTGGAAGTGGTGATTTTACAGAAGTAGCTTATGTAGATTTTTCTGCTGAAATGGTGGCAGGTGATACAGTATTGTATAGAATATTTATTGACCATTCTTTTTGTGCTACCTTCCAAAATGAGATTACATTCTTAAACTTTTTAGGTGGCTTAGATGTGTATCACTTTACAAGAATGAAACGATATACAAGAACTACTAAACCAAACCAATTTAAAACAAATGAGGGTGTGCTATCAAACACTGGAACATTCACTACCTTAGATACAAGCGGTCAATATAATTATCAGATTACTCAAGATGAAACGGTCACACTTCAAACGGGGTGGATAAATGAATCAGACTTTAATGTATTGAATGACCAACTTTTAACAAGTCCATTTGTTTTATTGAATGGTAAAAGGGTAGCCATTACCGATGCAACTGCAGAAGAGAAATATAGGAAGTTTGATACCTTGTTTAATTTTACAATCACAATCAAACAGAAAACTTTTACAAGTACCGTATTATGATAAATGATGAATTGTACATAAATGGATTGAGAGTTGATTTAGATTCTACTACTAACTTTGCTTTTTCTTTTAGCATTAACGATGTTAAAGAGCCTGACAAAAGAAGTAGAAGTGTATCTAAAACAATATCAATACCAGGCACTCAAAACAATCTAAATATTTTCTTTAGTGCCTATTCATTGCCTCAATACTTTGACCCTATCAATCCTATTGGTTTTGACTTTGACCCTCGACAAACTTATGAATCAAAGTACTATGTAAACAATCAACTACGTTTTAATGGCTTTGCACAAATTATTAAGACAAAGATACTTAATGAGGTAGTAACCTTTGAAATAGTGTTGTTTAGTAACGTAGTCAATTTCATTAATCAATTTGGAGATATTAAGATTGCACAATTAGGATGGGGCGAATATAGTCACGCTTTAACTCACTCGAATATTGCAGCGAGTTGGGATACTTACGTTAGAGTAAATGGCGCAATCACTAACAATTTTACTGCAGGTTTGCCCGATGGTTTTGGTTATTACTACGCTTTAATAGACAATGGATTTGGGGGCATTGCAGATGAGTTTGAAGATAATAGAATATACCCTCATTTATATCAACGTGAAATATTAATCAAGGCATTTGCATTTTTAGGATATACCATTAGTGGTAACTTTATTAATAGTGTTATATTAAAAAAATCTATTATCGGTATTGGTGGTGGTGATCCGCCTAAGTTAACGAGTGGCGAGTTAAATAATAGATTGGTTGATTTAACTATTACAAAGAATATCAATGAAATAAGAAATGGCTCAGATTTCAATACAAGTAGGCAATGGTGGGAAGACAGAATGTACCCATTTTCGAACGGTGCAACAGTTGTAAGTGATACCAAAGTACAATATGCTACACCTACCATTGAAGTTGCAAGCCAAGGCTCTTACAAGCTAACTTTAGATGGTGCAATAGATTACGACTTTTTAATTAGTGGAACGGGAACGGGTACTTTTAATAATGTTCAAGTTTCTTTACAAGTGCTTAAAAATAATGCTCCTTGGTTTAATATAATTGACCAAGTAATAGGAAGTGGTTCAGTTGTAAGTAACAACATAACGGGAACATTTAACATTTTAAAAATAGTAGATACACCGTTACAAGGTGGTGACACTATACGAATTAATGTTTTTTTAAGATACAATGCAGAACAAGCATTCGATGGAAGTATGGGTACACTTGAAATTGATTTAGATACAACTGCTTTTGAATGGAAGTTAGAAGCAACCGATGGCGAATTAGTCAATGGTGATACAGTTGATTTAGCGGTTTTTGCACCCGATATAAAAGTAAGTGAGTTTGTTAGTTCGTTTATAAAACAATATAACTTACAAGTAGATGAGCCTAACGACCAAAAACAAATAAGGATTGAACCTTTAGAAGATTACTACGGTACTACTTCCGCAGCCGAAGATTGGAGTTATAAACAAGACCTTACAAAAGATATTGAAATAGAACCAATAGCGGTAACACAACCTAAAAGATTCTTGTATCAGTATGCAGATGACAATGACTTTTATCACGCTTTATACAAGTCAATTCACGGTGAGCAATATGGTAACTTAACATTCAATAACCCTACTGTATTTGCAAAAGGTGATAGTGTTATTAAGATGCCATATACAGTTACACCATTAGTAGATATAATTGGAACTGATTTAACTATACCTAGAATAATTGATGTAAAGAATAGCATCGTCAATCCTTATAAAGGAAAGCCACGAATCTATTTTATTAACCCCGTTCAAAGTGGTGATTGGAAGTTGTTAAACAGTAATGTAGGAACGGACACCCTTTATAATATTTACCCATTAGCGCATCACTTAGATAGTTTGACAACACCAACGGTTGACTTATGTTTTGGTACACCGATTGAAGTCTTTTATACTGCAACTGCATACACAACTAACAACGTATTTCAAAAGTACTTTAGACGTTTTATAAATGAGTTTACTTCAATCGATGGAAGGTTGTTAAGGTCATACTTTAAATTGAATGAGGGTGATTTTATTGGTAACTTTTTTAGTAGATTGAAAAAAATAAGAGGTGTAATATACCGATTGAATATTATAAGTGATACGGTATTAAATGATGGTAATACTTCGCAGGTTGAGTTAGTGAAAGTTTTAGAATCTACTTCGCCTCGAAACTTTTTAATCACACCGCCACCATTGGCAAGCAATGACCAGATTAAAGACTTAGCATTTAATGACCAAGCAACGGGGAACAAAGTTAATTTTGATATTAAAAATGGCGCAATAAGATTAAAAGAAGGAGGTGTTGAAAAAACTATTGACCCTAATGGAGCTATTCAAACTAAAACATTCAGTTTAAACGCTACGGATTTATCAGCATTACCAATGATGTTAGAATTAGATTTGACAGATGATTGCGTTTTATTAAATTGTATTTGGGATTTTAAATTAAACGGTGGCATTGGAATTACTGATGGTGGATTTTTTAATATTGCAGATTCAACCCCAAGCAATTTCTTCACTAACTTTCTTTTTGACACTGATTTATTAACTCAAAATAATGCGCAAACTGCTGGGGATTTATCTAATGAGTATGAATTAAAATCAGACCCATTAACTGCTGTTGACCCTTTAACAACATTAGATATAACAATTTATTACATTATAAAATAACAATATGGCAGAGAATAAAGAAATAGTAGTTAAGTTAACATTAGATACAAAAGGCGCAGAACAAGCAACGAAAGGAGTTGAACAAAACCTAAAAGATATTGAAGATAGTTTAAAGGATATTGGTAGTTCAGGCGCAACCGATGGTTTAACTCAACAAATGCAAAAGTTAAATTCAGTTGTTGAGAATCAAAATCTAACGTGGGGCGAGGCAGGAAAAGCTATTGAACAATATCAAAACATAGCTTTAGCTGCAGGTGCAACTTCGCCCGTTGGTCAAGAAGCTATCAAACGTGCAGGACAATTAAAACAAGAAGTTGACACCTTAACACGTTCAATCGATAACGCAGCGCAAAAAGGAAAAGCTATGCAAGGCGCACTTGCTATCGGTTCGACTGTGACCGCTGGCTATGGTGCTATGCAAGGTGTAATGGCTTTAGCAGGTCAAGAGAGCGAAGTGTTAATGAACTCACTTGTTAAGATGCAAGCGGCACAATCAGTACTTGCAGGAATAGAACAGTTGAGGGTTGCAGTTGAAAAAGAGGGTATCTTAATGATGACTTTGAAAAACGCACAAACGAAAATAGCAACGGTATTAACAGGTGCTTATGCTGCGGTTGTGGGTACAACAACGGGCGGTTTAAAGTTGTTAAGATTAGCTTTAATCAGTACGGGTATCGGTGCTATTGTGGTTGCTTTAGGTTTATTGATAGCCAACTTTGATGTTGTTGTAGGATTCGTTAAAAAAGCCTACAAATCATTTACTGATTTAGGTACGGGTGTAAAAATAGTATTATCTATTTTATTCCCTTTTGTTGGTCTTATTTGGGGAGTTGTGGAAGCATTAACTGCAATGGGTGTAATTGATGACGAAGTTACTTCGCAAGCTAAAAAGAACGCAGCCGCAAAGATAAAAGCGGTCAATGATGAAAGCAAAGCACAACGGGCTAAGGCAGATGCTATAATGAAAGCGGCTTCAGATGAAATTGCTGCCATTGATTCAACTGTAAAACAATTAGATTTTGAATTAGCAGTTAGACAAGCAGGCGGTGAAGATATTAAAGACTTAGAGCGTCAAAGAATAGATTTAATATTAGAGCGTGTAAGGGTTGAAAAAGAAGCGTTAGATGCAAGTATAGAAATATATGACCAAAATATTAAGAATTTAAAAGCTGCGAATAGTGAGTTTAACCAACTCTTTAATGCTGAGTTAATGCAAAATAAAATTTTGTTAAAAGCTAAACAAGAGGCATTAGTTGAAAATACTAAAATGGGTGAAAAGGCAGTTTTAGATGATGCGGTTTTCAAAGCAAAGGAAGTGAAAGCAGAGAAAGATGCAATCGCAGCAAAGTCAAAAGCAAGAAAGGAAGCCAATGACAAAAGAATTGAAGAGGAAAAAAGATTTGCTGAAAAACAAAGGATAGCCGAAGCGGATGCACAAGCTAAATTTTTACAAGACCTTGCAGCATTAGAAGATGAATATTTGACTTCTAAATTATCACAAGAGCAACAAGAAATTAATGCGGTCTATGATAAATATTTTGCAATTTTAGAAGCGGCAAAAAAGAACGGTGAAGATATTACTTTATTAGAAGAGGCACAAGCAAAAGCAGTTCAAGGTATTACCGACAAATACGCAAAGGAAAAAAAGGATAAACAACTTTTAGCACAAAATGAATTAGAAGCACAGTTATTTTCACTTAGAGAAGAAAGTTTGCAAAAAACATTAGAAGGGTTTGATATTGAAGAAGCGAATGAAGTTGCTAAATTAAAAGAGAAATTAGATTCTAAATTAATTACTGAGGAACAATTTGAACAAGCAAAATTAGCACTTGCAAAATATTATGATGAACAAGGTAAGGTAGCTATAAGCGAGGCAGACCAAAAAGAATTGGATCAAAAGATAGCAATGATAAACCAAGTTGGTGAATATGCCTCACAAGGTTTTGAAATACTATCTAATTTATCAAGTGCGTTTAGTAAAGATTCTGAAAAAGATGCAAGGAGACAATTTAATATTAATAAGGCTGCAGGAATAGCACAAGCAACTACCTCAACTGCGAGTGCAATTATGGCGCAATTAGCAGTACCTCAGGATGCTTTAACTGGTGCTAACTTTGTTAAGGCTGGTATAGCAGGTGCGATTGGATTTTCACAAATTGCAAAAATAGCAGCTACTAAATTCCAACCTAGTGGTGGTGGTGGTGGTGGTGGTGACAAAATATCAATTCCAAGTGTAGCAAGCGGTGGCGCAAATGGTGGTTCTAACGGTCAAGCACAACAAAATGATAACCTTACTAACATTGCTCAACTACTTAACCAACAAGGTGGACCCGTATTAGTAGTAGATTCTTTTAATAAAGTAGATAGGGCATCCGAAAAGATAAAAACCGTTGCATCTATTTAATTAATTATCACATATTTATGTTTAAAAGTCGTACAAAATACGGCTTTTTTCGTTTTAAAGGTATGGATAAATTGCCTTTATATAAAGTAGTGCTTAATTCTGAGGATGATGGAATGGATTTTAACGCTTTCGTTGACTATCCTGCTACTCAAAAGAACGCTTATTTCTTTGATAAACAAAAACCAACGGTTAAACATCACTTTAATGATGAAAAAAGAATCGTAACGGGTGTTGCTATCGCTGCTAATATTCCTATTTTCAGACGTGACCAACAAGGTAATGAATATAATCTATTCTTCCCACCAACGGTTGTACGTGAAATGGGTAGAAGAATGATGAAAAAAGGGTATATGCACAACCTTAATTCTATGCACGATGAGAATAAGCAAATCAAAGGGGCATTTTTAGAAGAGATATATTATATCGACAAAGCAAGAGGTCACAACGCACCCGAAATATTTAAAGACCAAAACTTACAAGATGGTACAATGATAGTATCTTATTTTGTTGAGGATGACAAAGAATGGGCTAAGTGGAAAAATGGAACTTACAAAGGTTTTAGCATTGAAGCGTGGTTCGATATTGAAAAAGTAAATTTTAAAAATCAAATACAAATGGAGAAAAAAGAAACGCTCTTAAAAAGAGTAATCGAGTATTTCACCGAAGATGAAAAAGAAGAGGAAAAAACATTTGCCGAAACTACAACATCAAATGGTGAAATGATTAAATGGGAAGGCGACCTTACAGTAGGTACACCCGTAATGTTGGTAACAGAAGAAAGCGACATCGTTGCATCTGAGGGTACTTACAATCTTCCTGAAATGAATTTAGTAATTATGGTCGATGCAAATGGACTTATTTCTGAAATTGAGGAAGTGACCGAAGAGCCAACAGAAGAAGTAACTGAGGAAGTAATCGAGGAAATGGCAAAGCAATTTGCTAACCAACGTGAAACTTTTAAAAGTGAAATCAAATCTTTGAAAGCTACTATTGCTGAACAAGATAAAAAAATTGCTAACCTTTTTGAGTTAGTAACTGGAGAGAAAAAAACAACAACTAAAACAACAACCCCAACGGCTGATTGGAAAAAAATTAGCTTATCTAAAACTAAACAAAAATAAAAAAAAATGAAAGATTTATTTAAAGAAAAATTCAGCTACACCGCAGTCGATTTAGCTGATAACATTAACATCAATTCAGCGGAAGTAATTCCAGCATTAGTTGAAAATAACGACTTCCTATCAAGAGTAGTAATTCAAGATGGTGTACCAGCTGATTCAACTTTTATCGTAAAATTATTCGATGTTGACCCTGAACTTCAAGAAATGACTAACTGCGGATTTGACGATGCGGGTACAGTTGCTTTTACTCAAGTTGAGTTGACTTCTAAAAGAGTAGGTATTGAATTATTTTTATGTAATAATTCATTAAACAACACTTGGGCTCAATTACTATTAAGAAGCGGTGCAAAAGATTCTTTGGAATCATTGCCAATCGAACAACAAATGTTAGCTCTAACAAGATTGAAATTAGAGAAAAAAGTTCAAGACTTAATTTTCAAAGGTGACACTGGAAGCGGTAACTCTGAACTTGCTATGTTTAATGGATTGATTAAGAAATTTAAAAACGACCCTTTGATTCCAGCTTTTACAAATGCTGGTGCGGTTACTGCTTCAAACGCTTTTGCTATTTTCAAAGGTGTATCAAGAACAGTTGCGACTGAGGTTAGAGACAATGGGCTTGCAGGTGAGATTATTTGTTCACAAGTAGATTTCAATCACTTGGTTGATAACTTGTTGACTGATAACAACTATCACTATACTGCTGAAAGAATGGGCGAAGGTAATTCTCAAACAATGATGTTGCCTGGCACTTCTGACACAGTTAGAGTTGTACCACAATTATCTACTGGAGAAATCTATTTTGTACCTTATTCTTATGTAATGGTTTCAACTAATTTAGAGGGTGATTTACAAGGTGTATTTGCTGATTATTTAATCAAAGAAAGAACATTGAGATTATCTGCAATAATGGATATTGGAGTTAACTATGCAAGACCTCAGTACTTTGCTAAATACGATGAAGCATCATCTTAATTAAATAATAACCTTAAAAATATAACACTATGAGTTGTGAATTATTAAGCGGTTATACCAAGCCAAATTGTGCAAATAGAGCAGGATTAAAAAAACTCGCCATCATTAATACTGATGGTGTGGTTTTTTCTGTAACTAGCGGATTAGCTACGATAGCCACGCAAACGAAAACTGCATTTAACTTTGAATTAGATATTAATTCAGGATTTGCAAACCAAACACCAACAGGAACTAGAGACAATAATTCAGTAACTTTTGAGCAAGCGGTTATGGCTATGCTTAAAGCATCTGACATTGACACTGATTTACTTGTTCAAACATTAAGTAACGGTTATTTCAAAGTTATTGCAACTGACAGAAATGGTCGTAACAAAATCTTTGGATTGGAAAACGGTTTATTCCTAACTACACACGAGGGAGTGAGTGGTCAAGCAGGTGGTGATATGAATGGATACACGTTGAATTTTGCAGGTCAAGAGGATGCAATGGCACCTCATTTGTCAAACACTGATTTGGCGACTTTGTTAGCGTTCAATTCCTAATTGAAAAAATAAAATAAAAAGGGGCGGATGAATTAATATTTGTCCGCCTTTTTTTTGTAAATTTACAACCAAATGATACAAATAATTAAAGGTAGCGTTAATATAGTAGGTCTGCAAGTAATGGAGTTAGCAGTTAATTTTAATTACTTTTTTGTGTTTAGAGAATTACAAACGCAAACAGTAACAAAAGAATACTTAATACCAGAACTTACAACAGACCGTTACACACGCTTTGAAATTGAAGACCCTACCGATTTAGATTTACCAATAGGCGAATATGAATATAGGGTGTACGATGGTGATGGAAGTAGTACTGATGAGGCTAACTTCGATATATTAGAAATTGGTAAAATGATTGTGAAATGAGCAAAAAAGAAATACAAATATTTTCAAGACAAGTTGAAGTTCCTGAGTTTTTAGAAAACGATAGTCAAGAGTTAGTATGGTGGGGAAAAGATAACCTTATTCCTCAATGGTTAAACTACCTATATTACACCTCAGCAGTTCATCAAGGTATTGTTAATGGCAAAGTTAATTTTGTTGTTGGTGGTGGTATTACAGGTAATGAAGATTTGGTTAAAATGTTTAACCCTATTTTGAAATACATTAGTGCTGATATTGAAATTAGTAATAGTGCTTATGTTAAAGCTATCTTTGACCCTAGCGGTCAGATTATTGGTAAGGTTAAACATATTCCTTTTGAATGGGTAAGGGTAACTAAAAGCGGTAAGTATCAAGTGAGTGAGGATTGGACTAATAGCCAAGTCAAACCAATTACTTATGTAAGCATTAATGACCGTACCGATGAAATGGTTTGCATCATTCCATTTAAGGAACATGGTAGGCAATACAAGTTAGATCCAAACAAAAGAAAGGTATCATTGAACTACTATCCTCAGATTCCTTATAGCGGTTCGATTAAGTCTATTATGACTGATATTGAAATTAAGAATTATGAATTTAGCGAAGTTGTAAATAACTTTAGCTTAGGTACGGTATTAAGTTTAAATAACGGTGCTTCACCAAATGAAGAGGATAGGAATAAGGTAAAAGATTACATCATTGATAGCGCAACGGGGTCAGATAACGCTGGCGGTGTTATGGTTGTGTTTAACAATGGTAAAGATACTGAGCCAACGGTACTACATTTAAACGGTAACCAATTACACGAACGATATTTATCTTTAGGAGAAAGTGTACAAAATAATATATTAAAAGGTCACGGGGTTGTTAGTGGTGAGTTGTTTGGTTTTACTCGAGATGGAAATTTCAATCAATCAAATTTAGATATTGCATTTCACTTGATGAATCAAACGTATTTCAAAATGAGACGTAATCAAATATTATCTATCATTGATGCGGTTGCTGAAATAAATGGTTTAGTAAATGATGTTGAGTTTGAGGAATTTATGATGCCAACTGCAAAAGTTGAAACACCACGTTTTAAATTAAGCGAAGAAAATAAAGACGAAGAAATAATAAACGCTTTTGCTAGTTGTGGACGTGAACGAAATGGAAGCGAAGATATAATATTATTTGGTAATTATGATGAGGATTTATTTAAAAAAAACTTTGCTGAATTGAACGAAACTACTCAAAGAGTACTACAATTAATTAGCGAAGAAACTCCCTTTGATGCGGTTATGGAAGCAACGGAAACGAGAGCAACCGAACTAGCAAAGATATACCAACGATTGACCGATTTAGGTTTAATTGAAATTGATGGAACGATTACTCAAAGCGGTAAGATTGAAGTCGCAAGGCAAGACATTGCAAGAATAGAAACGGTTTATAGTTATGAAGTAAAACCAAGTTACGGTGCTGACATTATACCAACTACTAGACCGTTTTGTAAAAAGATGGTAGAGTTAAGTAGAACACGTTTTTGGACTATTGAAGACATTAATCGTATTAGTCAACAGTTTGGTATGGATGTATAGAGATATAGAACACTGTT